ACGAAGACGGTAACGGCGACCTGACCGATCAGATATACCATAAGCATGTTTACCACTGGCGTATGCCATTAGACCCTCAGATAACTCAAGCTAGGCTGCAACTTCAAAGGTGTTCGACCTTGATCCTCGTCCGCTGCACGTTGGAACTCTTCTTCATAAACTGATTTTAACATCTGAATACGATCTGGTGCTCGTTTCATGGACATGTAGTATGCTAACCCCGCCACCATACAAGGAAAAAAACGAAAAGGCATATCAGTAGTATTAACAAGAGTGTCTGCATCTTCTATCCTGCGTACATAGTAATAACGAACTTGATCCGTAGAATTTTCAGGAGTAGACCACAAATACATCACAGGAGTAATCTGTCTGTCTAAGTAGTATTGACTAGGTCTACCCTGAGTTGATTTATTTGGAAGTGTTGCATAATCGCTACGACTTATTCTTTGTATTTCAAAGTCTGTATTGTCACGTCTGACCACAACATCCAATACATCAACGACATCAGCAGCTAAACTATATGAAGATGTTCCTTGAGTGACAGTAAAGTTTGCTTCTTTTACTGTCCACAAGTTAAGACCTCGATTAGCCCAGTCTGCAAACATCAGGTTCATAGACCTACGTGCTGTCTTAGCATCGTAACCCGTGCGAACCTCTAGTCCGCATCTTTCGTATGCTTCCTCAATAACCTCTGCTACATCGAGGTTGAAGTCTCTTGATCCTGATGTTGTCATAGCATCAACTCATATGTGGTTTCTGGTTCGTCTTAACTACGACTGCACCACCGTTTTTATACCCTATGTTATCCAATGCCTTTTGAGCATTAGGATTTGTTTTGGCCTGCTCTCTCAATGCTTTTATTCCTTCATTGGGAGCTTTCTTCTCAGAGTTATCCATCGTTATCCTCCTGATTATAAAGATTATCAAACACTCTATTCACATCTAGTGTATAGTCTAAATCACTTTTTGAATAGTGTATATGTTGTGAAGGTCTAAAGTCTGGTGCACCCTCACCCACCGCAAACCAAGCAGGATGTGTAACCCTGACTCGATTATTTGGTAATGCTACTATGTTCCCTGTCCATTCTCCTGCGTCCAACAACTGCATCACATGGCTTTGTTTGTGTTGTGCCGGATCATCTGCAATCTCGCTGTTGGTGTAGTCTACAGTGAACAAGTATTTAGCGGGAAACATCTCACCGTTTATTTTGGCTAACCAAGGACATGGTGTAGCTCTGTCTAATGTATATACTGCATGATGATGTGAAGAGCAGTCCCAAGGCTGCGCATCATGTGTTGCCATAGGTTCAGGCCACTCTTCGAGCGGGATGTCTGCAACCAGTGCTGTGATAGGCATTCTTGCCCACATTGCACCACCATGAACGGTATCTTCTTCTTCACCTTCTGCTTCACAACCAGTAAAGATAACTTGAAAACTAAGAGACCGATTTGGAATTGTAGTTACAGCAACAACCATAGCGTGCAAAAATTCGCCGTGATACTGTTCATGATTATGAGTGTATTCACGACGAACCCATGCTTTGAAATAAGGGATGTTACTTTGTAAATATGGCATTTGGTTTAGAAGATTCCTTTGAAGCCTGTTCCTGAAACCTGCGCTCCACCGACTCTACCACCTTTAGCCATTCCCTTGGGCTTAACCTTACCGCCATTCTTCATACCCTTGGGCTTAACCTTACCGCCGTTCTTCATACCCTTGGGTTTTATTTTGCCACCGTTACGGTAACCTTTCTTCTTCTTTTTCATAGCCATGTGAGTTCTCCTTTCAAAACACTCTTACTAAGCCACCATTAGCCTTTTTATTCTTCCAGCTAATTCGTTTTGACGAAGTCTTTTTCTTCGCCGCAGAAGTACACTGTGCCATAGTAGGGCGACAAGCAGGATATCCTCTACGCTTCTCTCCCTTTTGACGACCACAGGGTTTTCCTGTTTTACAATCTACCCACCCTGTGCCCTTGTTTTGAGCAAACCATGTGCGTAAAGAGTTTTTCTTTTTCTTCGCCATTAGAAGATCCTTGTAGTCTTACGTCTTGACTCTGCTACCTGTCCACAACCAGAAGCTATAAACCCTCCGTTTTTGTACCCAGAGGTGGGTGGACGTTTAGGATTATCTATAGAAGAAACTATTCCACCATCAGCTTTTTTAGTAGAGTTTCCCCAGTTTTTTGCTCCTACTTTGCGGCACTTTGATAACGCCCCCGAAGCGTAAGCGGAGGGCCATACCTTGTAACGGCTTTTTACTTTGTGATAACAAGCGTCTTTTTTGCTTTTCTTTTTTGCCATTAATCATCCCCTTTGATGGAGGCTTGGATACTTGCCGTCGCATTTGCGCCCTCGAGATTGCCATATCTAATCTCCATTTGAGTTTTCATAAAATCAATTTGTGAGGCCATGACCTCTGTTCGTTTATCTACAGCGATTAGAGTCTTTGTGACCCAATCAGCCCAACTGTAACCAACACCCCCAACACCAAGGATAAAAGCTGTTATAAGAGCTATCGTGACTTGTTTGTTCAACACTTCCACCTTTTTCTAGCTTGTCGCAAACGTGAGTTTGGATCCTTAGCTGCCTTTGGAAACTTCTTCATCTGACCCGCAGATCGAGCACAAAAAGACTTACGCCTCTTTGCATCTTTACTTCCCTTTTTTACCTTACCAGTTACAGCCGTTTTTAATTTAGATCCTGGGTTTTTACGACGGTATGCTTTCACACCCGCTTCAGTCATTCCCGCCCCTTTCTTTGTGGGGCGGAAATTTTTCTTGTTTCTTTTTGGCATCTTATCGCGTTTACGCTCTGCCATTGTGCTACCCAAAGAATCCAGTGATTGAGTCAATGTTGGTAAGTGTTACATGGCACTCGTCATCAAAAATTATTCCATGATCTGGAATAGTGATTTGGTTATCATCACTTTGATGAAAAACCATAGACAACAAAGTTGCACCTGATGAACCATTTTTAAACACAATAGCAGGTGAACCACTACCCGCAGTCTTTACATAAAATGCTTTCAGTCTGGTTCGACCACCCTGTAATGTCCCGGTTGCCGTAGCTGTCTTTGTAAAAATAGAAGCAGCCATGAAGCCCTCCTATTAGCCAAGGTTATTGTTTTGAGCATACAAAATGGTAATACGGATTTCACCCGCAGATGTTGCAGCGGAGTTAGTTACAGTCAAACGAATGTCTGCTGTTCCTGTGTCTTCCCATGCTAACGCACCACCAGATTCAGTAGTTGGATATTTACGTCCTGCTGTGGTTCCGATTCCAAATGTATTTACAAGGGTTGCTGCACCACCCACAGTGTCTCCAACGCTGATGTTTGTAGCACCACTTGCTGCTGTGATAACGTCAAGCACACAGTCAATGATCTGTGAGTTTGCAGGAATAACAACGTCTGTGACTTGTGCAGCTAATGCACCACCAGACAGATCTGCTGCAAATGTCTGAGACATTACTACTTGACCAGTGTTTTTGATGTTTGAACCAAGGGTTGTGCCCGTAGTTTCTTTGATGGTTCCTGCTTTAATAGGACCAGAAAAAGTTGTCGTACCCATGTCGATCTCCTGTCTTGGGTTAGTCAGTCGCCCCATGCGACTGTCAGGGATGCAAACAAGATAACTTACTTTTAAACAAAAAGAAAGGGGCAACCGAAGTCGCCCCAATCATACTCGGAGGTAAACCCCCTATATCACATATTAGGCTCCAGGTGAACCAAATACACAACGTGGGTCGCTAAAGCCAAAGCTGTAACGCTCACGAGCTTTGTAACGCATGTTACCTGTATCGAAGTCTGCTTCCATGTTTGTGGAAAGCGGAGTACGCTCAAAGTGAATAAATCCACGAGGAGTGTCTGTCAGGATGAAGAAAGCATCTGGATCAGTTAGGAAGTCATTAACGGAGTAACCGTTTGGTAACATACCCATAGATCTTAGAGCATTCACATCATTGTCCGCTGTACCAACACGAAGGTTAGATACCATTAGACGCTCTGCAACAAATTGCAGTTGTCTTGGAACCAATAACTTCATGCCACGTAAAGCAATTTTTAAACCACGCTCATCAACAAATCCTGCAATGTTGATCAAAGCATCTTCGAGAGATGTTTCATTCAAGTCAGCAGCAGTTGCAGGTTCGTTGGCAAACGTACCACCTGAAGTCAACGGGTGGGACGCATCACACAACGCAACGCCGTCACCTCCCGCAGAAGCACCTGCGGTAAATGCGTTGTTAAGAACCGCAGCGGCCTTAACTTGCTTTGTGTGTGCCATTGAACGAGCCAACGCACGAGTATAACGTGAACCAAGACGATCATAGAGATTGTCTTCGATAGCTTCCTCAGTGATTGAGAATGCCAACGCTATTGTTTCGTGGTTGTAACGAGCAGTATATGCTTCGTTAGCGTCGTCAAAATTTACTGCACCACCCTCTGATTTGGTTGGTGCTGATTGGAAACCAGACAACATCACTTCTTCTTCAAACGCTCGATCTGAAGCTTCAGTAGTGTAGATCTCTGCATGTTGGTTTTCGTACCTGTCGTACTCCATACCAAACAAGGCGTTGAGACCTGGTTCCAACTCTTTCGCTAGTTGTGCGCGAGATATAGCCATAAGTCAGTCTCCTTATACGCCAGTCGTTGAAACAGTACCACCTGCAATAGCACCATTTGGTGAATTGAAGGAGTTGTTTAAACGAACAATTACAGGGATACCCGCTGCTGTGAAATCTGAATTTTCAGGGTCATCTTGGAAACCCATGATCCTTAAATTCAAATTAGCAGTGGTGTTAATTGTGCTAACAGCCAGTTTTGCAGAAGAAATACCAGTCGTAGAAGATCCGGCTGCACCGTCTGCAAAATTTGCGTTTGCGAACACATGTCCTCTAGCAGTTGCTTCGCTTGTTAGTGAAGCATCTGAACAGATGACAAATGTCTGCATTGGGTTGTCATACACGAAAGCTTTGACGGGATGGTTAGAATCCGCGCCAGAACCAGGCCAGTTGTTGGAAAATATTGTTTCACCAGTGGTGGACGAAACGTATTCACAACCCCAGAAAACACCTACAAGACCTACAGTACCACCCGCAGCCGCGCCAACTTTATCTATGAAACCAGTTGATAGCGGGATTACAGGTGAGCCTTGAAACATCGTGTTGGTGTTGTTGGAAGCTATACGATACTCTGTCGCACCAGTGGTGTTAGCAGCCTGACCGACTACTCCAATCGGACGAAGTCCGAATGCACCGTTAGTGTTTGCCATAGTAGCAATCCTTTATGTTAATCGGAGTCGCGTTCGCGTCCTCCGAAGGTTACACGACTTTGCCGACTATTAGAAATCGGCATCGAAGGATGTTGTTCCTTCATCAAGTCCTGATCCACAGCAGTCATTTGTTCGCGGGTGCGGCCCCCGTAATACTCGTTTCTCTCATGCGCTGTCTCTTCAGGTATGCGACACAACATCAGACCACCTTGTCCAATCACTCCCTGATATTTGCCATCATCGATGACAGGAGCTTCATAGTCAGGATATTCATCTGCACGAACGGGTTCCCATCCTTCACGTAGTTTGGAATGAACATTCATCTTGTCC